GGCCGTATCGTCCGGCAACTTGAAGCCGAACGGGCAGGCGATGTACTCGACCCCTTGGCTTATCCAGTTCCGCGTGTCGTTGACGATCCGCAGGGTCTCGGGGATCGACGGCGCGCTGATTTCGAGGAATAGCAGTAGGCTCGATGTGTTCGTGACCCGCTGGTTACGCTCAGTGAAGGTCATCGCAGGTACTCCAGAACCAGCTGGCGCTGCGACACCGCGAACTGGGTGGCCAGTGGCACCAGTTCGCCAATGTTGCCCCCCTCGAAGCGCGCTGTGATGGTCGCCCCAGTCCGTGGGTGCGCCATCGTGAACCAGCCGATGCGCTTGATGGTGTCGAAGTACCAGCTCTCGAAGGCGGCGGCGTCAGCTGCTGACAGAAACGCCAGCGACGCGTTGATCTTCACCAGGACCTGGGAGTTGAGCAGGCGCTGCTTCGGGACGCCCCGCTCCATCTCGGTCCTCAGGACTGACGGATCGAAGCTCTCGCTGTAGTCGGCGAATTGGACGCAGACGTAATCGGGAAGCGTGCTCATCCGACCGTCTCCTTCCAGCCGAAGCGGGCCTTGCCAGCGGCGCTCCACTTGCCGCCCGACAACTCTTCAAGCCCAACATCCACGATCATTCGGCGGATCACTGACCCGTCAGGCATCTTCTGCTGCTCCTGTCGAGTTTCGACCTTGTTGCTGCCGTAGTTGTTGACCACCACCTCCACTCCAGCTCCGCCCGCGAATGCTGGCGCAGGACCGCCGCCCACGTAGCCGCCAGCGGCGAACCGGCGCGCGTTAAGCGACTCGAAAAACCCGCGCCCGTACTGCGACACCGCAGCGGCCTTGATGACGTACTCGCCGTTGGAGAGCAGCGCGGGGATGCTGTCGGATGTGGCGGTGCCGGGGCCGCTGATGTAGCCGCCGCCGGCCTTCTTGGTGCCGCTGAAGGACGAGAGAAGCGAACCCCACCATGTGCCGCTGTTCTGGGTGCCATAGTTGGCGAGCGCCTTGAATACCTGCGAGGCCGCAGCCTCCGCAGCGATCCGCCGCATGATGTCGCCAAAGCCTTTCAACATCCCGCTCAGTCCCTCCTTAAACGGGTCGAACAGGTAGTCGGCGAAGGCGTCCTGCATGTTGCGGGCGGCTTGATCGGCAAACGCGGTCATCTGATTGCTCGCCCTTTCGATGTCCGAGACCGTCTTGTCGTATCGCCTACTGAGGTGTTCGACGTACCTCCCGTGCTCGTCGACGCTGATCGTGCCGGTGGTGAGCGCGGCGTCTGCGGCGGCTACCGCACGTCCGAACTGCAAAGCCGCTTCCGCCGCTGGCCCGGCCAACTCGGCGGCCAAGTCCTCAATCTGAGTCAGCCAGCCCATGCGGGCCTGCTCGCTCTGGATCATCGCGTCGAGCAGATCGCGCTCAGCTCTCTCGGAGTCGCGAATGGCTTCTTCAAGCTCGCGCTCAGATTGGGCGCGGGCGCGTGCTGCATCGGCGACAGCCTTCTTGCGCTCAGCATCTGAGCGGAGATCGAGGTCACCGGGACTGGGCGGTCGGGCGCCTGGAGAAGCTTCGGGCGGTTTTATGTTCGCCATGCGCGCCGCCTGTTCGGCCATCTCGCGCGACAGCTTCAGCTGCTCACGGAGGTCGATAAGCTTCTGGCGCTCGGCCCCGAGTGTTGGGTTGAAGTTTCTTGCCCCCCGGCCCGTCGCCGGGTCGTAGCCAGCCATGGGACGCCCGCGGTTGTCCACGGACCGGTCAAACTCGGCCAGCCTTCGCGCCTGGCGATCGATGGCCTGCTCGATACGCACCATGTCGTCCAGCGCGGGGCCATGCAGCCGGGCTGCGACTTCCTCTCCGAGCCATTTGACAACGCTGGCAGTGGTTGTGGCGAACCGGGTTAGCCCGTCAATGGCCTTTATCGCGCCATTGAAGATGCTCTCGAATCCTTGCTTGACGGCGGGATCGTTGAGGGTGTCTATCAGCGAATTCACCGCATCGGTCGCCCCGCTCAGGCTCCCGCCTTGCCCCGTCATCAAGTCATTGAGCGTGTTCTTGAGGGCAGACATGGCGCCGCCGAAAGTGTCCCGTGCAGCGGCAGCCGCGCCGGCATAGCTCTCCTCCATGACGCCCATGACGATCGCCTGCGCCTCGGCGAGCCGCCCGGTCTCCTCGAGCACCTTGAGCATCTTCTTCTGCTCTTCGGTGAAGCGGAAACCCTGCTTTGTCAGCGCGGAGACGCCCTCCGCCGGGTATTCCAGCGCCTTGCCGACCGTCTCCGCCGATTGGGTCAGGGACTCACCGAGACGCACAGACTGGTCGATCGCCAGCTGCAAGGCGCGCGGAAACTGCTCGCCCGCAATCGCCGAATACGACAGCAGCCGCGTCTGCGCCTCGGTGATCTCGCCTGAGCTGATCGTCGACGTCCGCGAGAGCTGGTCAGCCATGGCGTTTAGCTGCGTCTGGCTGTAGCCCGCCGCCTCCCCGGTGGACTTCAGTGCTGCCGCGAGCTGGGCCTGTTCGCGCTCCGCATCCATCGTGTTCTTCATGAACAGCGCGAAGCCACTGGCAAGCACGCCGCCGATCGCTGCTCCAGCGATCTTCGCCGTCTTTCCCATCTCCTGAAGGCGCTTCTCGGCCTTCTTGGCGTCGCCCTCGAAGGCGCCCGTCTTCATCAGCAAGTCGATTACGATGCTGCCGAGAGCCATTCCGTTACTCCAAAAAAAAGGCCACCCGTAGGTGGCCTTCTTCGACTCAGATAGTTGTTGAGCTAGATAAGCGGCATCGCCGGTTCGACCCCGGAGCACTCCGCAACGTCTGCCGTAGTTTTGACGCCCTCCACCTTGCCGGCATCCATCAGGGATTTGCAGCACTGATAGATGGCATATGCGGATTGCTCATTGCTCGCAATGCGCATCAGCGGCTCCACGTACATGAAGCGCCGGAACCCTGCCTTCGCACCGAACGCGTTGTTGCCGTTGACCTCGCCACAGACAACCCGACTAGCCCCGTAGGGGGCATGCCGAACGTCACGGAAGTCTGCGCTCGACGGATCAAGCATCGCGCCAGATACCTCCGACTTGGCGCGTCGAACGTCCATCTGGCTATCAACGACTTCACAACCGGAAAGCATTGCAATCCCGATTGCCAGTGCCCCGAGCTTACGGTTCATCCGTGCCCCCAATTCGATCTTTAGGGCCACTCTACCATCGGTGCCACCAAGCCCATTTGACAAGCGTGCCGGCTACCGCTTGTCGAATGCTTTGATGAGCGAGCGGTCGACCTCGGAAAGGCCCGCAAGCTTCGGATCGGGTTGAAGGACTTCCAGGCGGTCAGCGAACGCATCGCCCCCACCGGCCATGGACACCGAGACCAGCGCCGCGGGGCGGTGAATCCGGTGCAGGTCGTCGAATGGGTACATCGCGAAGAAGTCCAGCCAGTCCTGGAACTCCTCCTCGGTCATGCGGACGTGCAGGTCCGCGACCGTCATGCCCAGATTCAGGGCGAGGTATCGCTCGATGTATCCGACGCTTCCTCGCCCGAATCGTTTCCCGCGTCGGGCCGCTTGACGATGCCGGACGCTTCAAGCGCCAGCGGGAACAGGATCGCCACGCCCTCGGCAGTGAGCTGCAGGCTCTTCGCGTCATCGAGCACACGCTTACCCTCCGCATCCACGAGGCACTTCGAGATGAAGATCTGCTTGCCGCGCTCGACCTCCGCCGGATTGCCGGAATTCTCGGCCGCGCGCCACCGCTCGAAGTCCAGATGCGCGCACTTCACGAAGTGGACATCGGAAACGGTGCCGTCGGGCATCGTGGCCTGCTTGGTGATCACGGTCTTGCTGGTCAGGAACTGTTCGTAGCTCATGGGATTCTCGCCGTAGGTAGGTGCCCGGCCAGCACGCACGACGCGGCGAGACGCCGCACGCGCCGACCGGACGAAGGGATCAGGACTTCCAGGTGCGGGTAACGGGGCCGCTGACCTGCAGGCTCAGCGTTCCGCGCACGACGTCGTTGGTCGCGATGTCGATGCCGACGCCCATCACGATCGCGCTGAAGGCGAACGAGGTGCGGGCGGCCGGCGGCACGAGCGCATCGTCGACGACAGTCGGATCGGCCACTCCATCGGACAGCGCGATGACGAACGGGACGATCGCGCCCGAGTCCTCGAGGTCGAACAGCTCCTGCTGGCTGACGTCGGTCGGCACGAGCGCGAACGGGATGGACCAGGTGGTCGGCGTACGACTGCCGGCGATGAACTCGGGGTCGATCGCGTTGAGGCACAGGATCTCGGTCATGTTCCGATCGCCGCCGCTCTTGCTGGCGGACGTGGGACAGGACAGAGCGAGCGCAGAAGCGGCACCGGGCGGGAGTACGAA